TCAGTAGCTATTCCAATAGCAACAGTAATATCTTCTTCTGGCCAATTGGCCTTACGCATCAATCGTATTAAAACATTGAATGCAGCCAACATCATTTGTGATGACATTCTTTTATCAAATTTAGAATAATCGCCAGCAATGACGTTGTTTTCTCCATGTTGAGTAACATATTTATATAATGTTACCCAATCATCTCCGAAACAATTTGCACCGAGAGCCATGCCAAATTTATGACGTAAATGTCCACTAAAAAATGGAATACACCATAAATAAAATTGTCGCTCTAAAGCAATAAAAGCACATGGACCGCTATTAAAAATTCTACATTTTTGTTTAGCAAGTTTCGCATGTGTAATGGGTTCATCTTTAAAATTGAAATCCCAAATAATATTGTTTCGTTTCTGTTGTTTATAATTATTTAGCATTTGATCATACTCTTTTTGTAAATCATCATTAAAGCGATATAATACGCTATGTTCTTCATTACCAGTATGTTGTACTAAATATTTACTCTTTGAACCTTTATGAGCAAAACCACCTGACGTTTTAACAGGCATTCGCTCCATATAGGCTACTCCATCTACTCCATTTATGGCGGAATCAAGATCTAAAGGTCTTGAAGCCATTTCAATGTCAGCAGCTTGGATTTCACGATCAAACCAACAAAATAAAGCATCTTGTGCTCTATCCACATATTTTTGTGGAAAAGTTGGTTTATCGAACATTGGTTCTAAATTGTTAACAGCAGCTGTATGCGATGAAATACCTTTTGGTGAAATATGTTTTGTTTCTAACATATTATAATGTTGTAAAACATCTTCACACATGGTAGTTTCGCACACATCTGTTTTCATTTTTCTTCTATGAGAATTAATAGAACCATAAATAGTAACGGTACCCCCTTTAGTTGATCTAATAGGGCATTTAGTATGTTGAATAGGTTTAATTTGCAAATCCTCTTGTGTGAGATAAGTTGCATTTAAATCTAATCCATCATATGATGCAGGGATAAATATTTTAGACTCATAATTCCAATTATGTAATGGACATACATAAGTCATAGGCTGTCTAAATGTAGATGCCTTTCTTCCTGCTATGTGAAAACCTCCAATAAAAACGCCATTTCTAGCTTTTATTATATATGGGGCTCCACAATCTCCATAAACTGTCTCTTCGGTTACATAGGATTGATATCCTACATATTTGTGAGTTTTAGTTTTAGAAGTATAATAAACAAGAGTTCTCTCAAAAGCTTTTACAGGTTTATGATTTATGTCACCATTTCTTTGGCGAATAATCATTTGACCTTCCATTTTACCTTCAAGAGTTTGTGCTGGAATAAATTTAGATATATCTCTAAAAGTTCCAACAGCACTCAATTGTAATAATATAACATCTTCTTCACTATCTTTATTAATGTGAATAAAATTAGATTCATCCACATAAATATTAAATCTATTTGGACCTGCTATATTATCAATATTTTCTCGAATAATATCTAATCGAATAGGAAAATGAGGTTTTATGCTTAGATACCAATGATGTGGCACAAACATTAAATTACCTTTATATCCTAACGCATTTGTATACGCATTATGACCATCAGCTGTTTTAGCTTTAAGATGACATATATTATTCTCTATTCTTTTAGATAATTCTTCATAAGATATAGTAGTACACGAGGTACTTAATTTACCAATATCTTGATATTTAACCTTCCACACGTTTTGTGTTTTAGGTTTAACATTCTCAGATTCTAATGCAGATTGTGACATATTAATTGCCATATACATTGTAACAATCTTAGTTACAATAGCTAATGCTCCAATAAGAACTGAAAATTTAAAAATTTTTCGACGATTGTCACGTGAACTACAAAAACTTGTTAGTAGTAACCCTTTAGAATGGGCTTTAAAACAATTGTCTTGTAACCAATCGTGCCAATATTCGCACATGAAATAAGCTAATGCCCAATTTGGTATATAAGGAAACCATTTAGGCAAGCGAAATTGATTAGGCATACTTTTGACATTTTCAATAAGTCTATAAGTAGCCCAATTGGGTTTTTTGCTTTTATATGCTTTGTCTATAATGCTATGTGTAATATACAACATCCAAATATATAATAATTGGATTAACATTAATAAACTTGCAGCATAACCAATAAAATCACGTGTAAATGCAGCAGTGTCATCATTTAAAATAAATGATGATTGTGCTTCGCCACACATACACCATGCACCGATATTTTTACAGGATGTACATAACTTAGTCTTAAGAAAGTTATCAACACTTTTCTTAGTCATGTTATTTTGTGCATAGTGCGGTGTTTGTATTTTATAATACATAAATCTTGATAATTCGCCAATAGACATATATGGTACATTATTAGACGAATCAAATTTATTAGTATCTTTGTTATAATATACAGGACGAGAAGTCTCGTTATATGAATGATACATACGAACACGAAAATTGTGTAAATCGTGATTCATATATCCTTTATCACTTAAATCTCCTCGTAATTGTGTTGTTCCTTCTTTAGTATATTCAGGTTTAACACTAACTTCTATAAAAACAAATCTACGGTAAGCTCCTCCTTGCGATCGAAAAATTTTGCTAATACCACCATCAAATGTATTTGTGGTTGCAATAACATATCGACACATAAAAGGAATCATACCTTTATCTTCCAAAGAAGCTTGATTTGTCATATAAGGAATGGGGTTAATTAAATAAATAGCTTTTGCCATAGCCCCACCTTTTTTCTGAACATTAATTTCATCTTTAAATTGGTCTACGTCATCAATAACACAGACCTCATGTGATACTTTAAATTCAGAAAAATAATCATCATCTTCATTGTACATGTATTTAAGAGAGGGATCATAATCTTTTCCTTCACCTTTAATATCACGTTCATTTTGATAAAGACAGTGCAAAAATTTATCAATTAATGCACTCTTTCCTACACCTGGTGGACCATAAAAACAAAATCCAATAGGTGCTTCACGTTCTTGCAATACTTGGAGTTTATCCATGGCACGCAATTTAAATCGTGAAAGTTGAGCTTGTTGATTTTTCAAAATACTCAACTTAAATTTATCTTTGGCAAAGAAATTCATTAATTTCTTACCACGCTCAATACAAAGATCACATTCAGTAAGATAGTCTCTAACAGACCACCCCATATTTGCCATACTACTTGGCAAATCACTATAGTGTGATAATTTTGTATAAGCTTCTTCATAATCCGCAACTTCTTTATCATCAATGAATAAAGAAGAACGATTACCAGTTTCTATATACAAAGAAACTTTATCTAATATGTAAACTGCTCCATCAATAATAGATAGAGAAAGTTCCATAACATGTTTCTTTTGGTATTTCTTATTTAATTTTTCTTGAAATAAATCACTAAAACCAAAAGTTGTAGCGTCGATACCCATCTTTACAAAAAATGGGGTACAGACAATAAGTGAGCAAAATTGCCCAAATTTTTGAGCAAAATCACTATCTAAAATTTTATCTTTTTGCGTTAAATAGATACGCAAATCCGATAATAATTTACGAAATGCACCTTTGTCCTCAGAAGACTGAGCAACAAATCTATGCATTTTGTCTCTTCTCTTTCGTTTTTTGTTAGAAAGAAAAGTAGTTTTAATACCAAATGTAAGAGCTAAGAAAACAAGAATATATTTTTCATATTGTCTTGTAAACTCTCCATATGATAATTTTAAAATGTCACGAAAATAAGAATGTATAGACAAGATAAAACTTGACATACTTTTACATTCAGATAGTCGTACTATTAAGTTAATGTGAGCAAAAATCAATTCCTCCATATCGTTAGCTCTCCCATACATACGGGAGAAAATACTTTTATTAAGAAATTGAAAATTACTATGTAAACTAAGATTATCTAAAATTCTATGAATACGATCAAGATTAATAGCATATTCATTACTATCAGGGTGATCATCTTCAGGTTCTAGATCTTCATTATCAACGAGTGGAAAATTTCTTTCAACACCGCTTTGTGCGGTGAAAACTAATTTACTACTCTTTTTAAATCGTTCATCTGATATAGTGCGTAATGTAAGTATAACAATCGTTAATATGATTGATATTATATAACATAAACGCAAAAAACCAGAATTACTAAAAATAAGGATGTCTGATAAACTTATGAGAATAGATAGAATAAATACCTCTCTCATAAGTTGAGACATATCAATTAATTGCATTGTATACATATAATCTAAAATATTTACTTTTAGAGAAAATATAAAAGGTATAAGGATAATGCAAAATGCAATTAGATTTTCTAAAATTATTAAAATTTGTGTTGAACTACTTTTTAATTCCTGTTCAAAGGAAACTTGAGAATTACCTCGTGAATTTTTATTATCTGATGAGAATTCGTACTCACCCATGAAATAGTTAGTTAAACTATCCATGACGTTACGGGGTACAAAGCCCCCCAATGGGCTAAAAAGAGTGAATTCGTTTCACTAAACGGGCTATTAGTTACCACCTAAAATTACGTCTCTACTTAAAGAGAACGGGTTGTAGTTTTTTGGCAACTGCTACAAAACCCACGCTGTTAAAGTCAACGTGAAACTGAAAGGGGTTTATTTCCCACGTTTCATAAAAGAAAATATAAGCAGATTACATCTGCTACGCGAACAGAACGCGTATATAATGCACGAAATTAATCAAGTGACTTATATATAAATCGTTAAATTCGTGTAAACAATAATGTAAACTTACGTAAATTTCCCAGAAATGAATCGGGACGGCTAAATGCCGCAGCTAAAATGTCATGTACCTCAAAAAGAGGTACATG